CGATCGACGACCTGCTGACTGTGCGCCCGGGCCGGCTGATCCGCTGGCGGGGCAGCGTGGCGCCGACCGAGCGCCAAGGCACGTTCGATCCTTCGTCCGGCTTTGCCATGCTGGAGCAGATGAATGGAGAGCGGGAGAGCCGCACCGGCATAACCCGGCTGAACCAGGGGCTCGATGCTGATGCACTGAACAAGACCGCGACCGGCACCGCGCTGATGCAGGCGCAGGGCCAGCAAGTGGAGGAATACCTCGCGCGCAACTTCGCCAATGCCCTGGCGCGGCTGTTCACCAGGAAAGCCCGGCTGCTGAAGCGCCATGGCAAGCCGATCATGGTCCCGATCGACGGCGAATATTTCGAGGTCGATCCCGCCCAGTGGCCGGAAGACATGATCGCCCGTCCGCGGGTGGGGCTCGGCTCCGGCCGCAAGGAACAGCGGATCGCCTACCGTCGCGAGCTGATGGCGATGCAGGCCGAGGCGCTGGCAGCGGGACTGACCATCGTGGACGATGCCAAGCTGTTCAATTCGGCCAAGGGCTTCATCAACGATGTCGGGCTGGGCGACGTGGGCGAATACTTCAACGATCCGGCCAAGCCGGTGATCGATCCGCTGACCGGCCAGCCGCGCCAGCCCGCGCCGCCGCCGCCCGATCCGTCCATGGTGAAGGCGCAAGCCGAGGTGCAGGCCCGCCAAGCAGAGCTGCAGATGAAGTTCCACGCGCAGCAAGTGCAGTTGCAGCTGAAGGTGATGGAGATCCAGGCGCGGCTGGAGCTGGCCGCAGCCGATGCCCAGGCCAGCCACCAGCTGGAGCAGCAGAAGGCGTTCCTGGAGGCGCAGATGGCCCAGCAGCAGATGCAACTGGAAGCGGCGCTGGCGCAGATTGAGATGGGGCTCAAGGCCGAGATGCAGGCGCGCGAAGCAAGCCGCCGCGACCATGAGGCCGATGCCAGGATCGGCAGCTTGCGCAAGGGCGGGAGCCTGGCCCGATGAGCGAGGCTAGCGACAGCCAGCGCCTCGCCCGTGCCGAGCATGCCCGGCGCGCGATGGAGGAGTTCCTGGCGCCAGCGTTCGAGCAGGCCAGGGCGGCCTATGGTGCGCGCATGGTCGAAATCGCCGGCAGCACCCCGTGGGAAGCGGGCCGCATCACCGCGTTGGCCAATGCGCTGCGCATCGTGGACGAAGTGGAAGCCCAGGTGACGGCGCAGATTGCCGACGGGGCGGAAGCGCGGACCAAGCTGATCCGGGCCGACCGGATCGAGCAGCTGACGCCGGCCAGGCGGCGCCTGCTGAACATCGGGATCTCGTGATGAGCGGTGTGAAGCCTAGCGTTGTGCATTCAGGGCAAGCGAACGCTGGGTTGAGGCTAGTACCAGAGCAAAGAATGTCGTGATGACGAGGATAGCGGGCGTGCGAAGCGGATAATCGACGACGCAGTGCGCCAGGACGAGGCCGATCACGATCGATGCGGTTCTCGGCCACAGCTGATCTCCCACACGACCACGCCACGCGCGGAACGAGAGAACCACCCAAGCAGCCAGGGCAAAGACAACCAGCCCGGCGCCGATCAGCCCGGCCTCGAACACGACCTCAATATAGTCGTTGTGCGCGTGGTTGGCATACCTCGCGATGACCGTGTCCGGATTTTCGAACAGCGGATAGCTTTGGGCGAACGTCCCCAACCCGCTCCCCAGAGGCCAGAAATGAGCGATCCCGGCCATGGTGTTGCGCCAGATGTCGGGACGGCTGAGGACACCCTGTTCCAGGCTGGTGCCGAGGATGGCAGAGCTCGCCACGACGCCGGCAAGGGCAGCGGCCAGTGCCCCTGCTGTGGCCAGCGCGCGATACTTGAGCGAAGCCGGGACCAGGCAAAGGCCGCCGATCGTCGCAAGCGGCAACAGGAGGATGCCACCCACCGAGCCGGTGAGGGTGATGCCTATCGCGGCGACGCCCGAGGCCGCAACGAGTGCGGCGAGAGCGAGCCGAAAATCTCGGCGAGACCGAGCGATCATCGTCGTCGCAAGGGCCGTCGCGACCGGGACGCTCAATGCCAGGAGAGTGGCCATGTGATTGGCATTGGCAAAGAAGCCCGTGCCTGAGCCCCAATTGGCATTGGCATGCAGATGGAAGATCTTCTGGCCGCCGCCCAGAAACTGAAGTGCGGCGAGGAACCAGGCCGCCAGGGCCGACCAGACTATTGCGACGGCCGTCTGCCGGATCGGGAGCCTGGGCGATGTGAGAGCAAGGGCCACCAGCGCGATAGCAGGCAACGCCGCCGCCAGGCTGGCCGCAGTCGACGAGGGATTGAGGCTGAGCGGCAGCCAGCCAGGCTGAATGCCAGCCATCGCGGCCTGTTCAGCAATCTCGGCGCGGCCCGGAAGAGACATCCACAAGTTCGGGGGCAGGGGCATCAGATGGACCATCACCAGTGCCAGGACGGCAATGCCTGCCCAAAATAGCGCGGAAGGCGCGGGAGTAGTCGCGCGAGCGCGAATAGCTACGATGACCAGAACCAGCGCAGACAGGACCTGCAGGACCAAGGGCAGCACCTCGCCAGGAGCGCTGGCACCGCCGAGGACGATCGAGGCCACGACGAAAGCCGGGATGAGCATGGCACCGGTTGTCTGTTCGCCATGCGCGGTGCTGTGGAGCTCCTGCCTTCTGTTCGTCGCCGGGCGATTTCGTACGAGGCTCAAGGGGATCCCTTTCCGCAGACACTGCGTGACAGGCGGTCGAGATCGCAGGACTTGAAGAGCGACGCAATTCGAAACGGCACCGGCCATGGTCTGCGGGGTATCGAGCGGCTCGAGCAGCTGACCCCTGCCAAGCGCCGCCTGCTGAACATCGAAGAGGCCAGCACTGCGAGGGGGATCCCCTCCGTCACCGGGCTGGAGCCGGTGACACCTCCCCGACGCGGGGGAGGAGATTTTCTGACCGAAAGGACCACATATGACCGAGCCCGAACAGGCTGCGGGCGGCGCAGACGATCCCGTCATCGCTGCCGAGCCGACTATCGAAGATCGTTTTGCGACCTTGACTGACGACTTGCCCGAGGAAGGGGAGGAGCTGGCAGGCACAGAGGAAGCGGGCGACGACGACGAGCCCGAGATCCCGCCCATCGCGGCCCCGGCTTCGTGGACAGCCGAGGAGCAGGGGGAATTCAACCAACTTCCCCGTGGTCTCCAGCAAGCGCTCACCCGCCGGGAGGCCGAACGCGAGAAGATGGTGCAGGCGAAGGCGCGGGAAGCCGGCCAGGCCCGCTCCCTGGCAGAAGGGGAAGCCCGCGCGGTGATCCAGCAGCTACAGGATACTTATGCAGCGCAGATCCAGGCGCTGCTGCCGGCGATACCCGAGCGGCCCAGCTATCAGCTGCAGGTGGATGACCCGCGGGCGTTCGGGGAGAAGATGGACGCCCATGAGAGCGCCGTGGCCCAGCACCAGTGGGCACAGCAACAGCTCCAGGCCCTGCAGCAGGATCGGGCGGCCGCAGACCAATCGGCCTGGGTGCAGGACGTGCAGCGAGAAGCGGCCACCCTGCGCGAGACGCTGCCCGAGTGGTTCGATGAGGTCGAAGGACCGAAATTGCGCCAACGGGCGGGGTCCATTGCCGCCGAGTTCGGCTATTCTGCAGAGCAGTTGAACGACGCTACGGCGAGCGAGATCGCTGCGCTGGTGAAGGCAGCTGAGTGGAAGGCGAAAGCCGACAAGCTCGACGCCCTGATGGCGAAGAAGATGGAAACCGTGCGCGCGGCGAAAGGCATGCCCAGGGTGTCCAAGCCCGGCATGCCCCAAGGCAAGGGTGCCATCGCCAACCAGCGCTACATCGCGGATCGGCAAGCGATGAAGAACGGCGACCGCGACGCGACGACGCGCGTCTTCAAGGCCTTCGTTTAGAACCCCAACCCAGCCGAGCCGGGCGAACCGGCCGAGAGGAGTTTTTATGACAGTACCCAGCGGAACTACGCAGACCTACCAGGCCATCGGCCGGCGCGAAGACCTGACCGACGTAATCCACGACGTAAGCCCCACCGACACCCCGTTCTTTTCAGCCATTGCAAAGGGATCGGCATCCAACACCTACCACGAATGGCAGACCGACAGCCTGGCGGCCGCGGTGGGCACCAACAAGGTGGTGGAAGGTGACGATCCCGGCAACGATGCCATGGATCCGACCGTGCGCCTGGGCAACTACACCCAGCTGATGGACAAGGTGATCCAGGTTTCCAGCACCCAGCGTGCTTCGAACAATGCCGGCCGGGGCGACGAGCTGAGCTACCAGCTTGCCAAGCGATCGAAGGAGCTGAAGCGCGACATCGAGGTGTCGATCACCGGCAACTATTCCAGCACGGCCGGCAACGCCACGACCGCCCGGCAGCTGGCCGGCCTCGAGGCGTGGGTCCAGACCAACGACAGCCGCGGGACTGGTGGTGCCAATACTGGTTTTACGGGCGGCATCCAGGCCGCGGCCACTGATGGGACCCCGCGGCCATTTACCGAGAGCCTACTGCAGGACGTGCTGCAGCTTTGCTGGGAGAATGGCGGCGATCCGACGATGGTGATGGTCGGCGCGTTCAACAAGAAGCGCATGAGCGGCTTCACCGGCATCGCGGACGCGATGCGGGAAACCGGCAACAAGCGCGCGACGATCGTGGCGGCGGCCGACGTCTACGTGTCCGACTTCGGGCAGCTGACCATCGTGGCGAACAGGTTTTCACGTTCGCGCACGGCTCTGATCGTGGACCCTGGCATGTGGAAGCTGGCGTACTACCAGCGCTTCAAGACCGAGGACCTGGCCAAGACCGGGCACAGCGATCGCAAGATGCTGTCGGTCGAGCTGACGCTGGAAGCCTGCAACGAGAAATCGAGCGGGGCGGTGGCAGACCTCACCACGGTGTAAGATCGCACAGCGCCCGTAAAGAGGCGCCACAGTGGGCCCGAGGGAGACCTGGCCCGTACCTGTCACCGGGCCCATTCGCAGCACCGGGTAACGATTAGGGACAGGGTCACGACAGCGAAATGTTATGGTGAATTATACCTAGATGAGTCGCGACCCGGTGGCTTGCGGGGATGGAACATGCTCTACTATGTGCTCGCTGCCGTGGCGTTCGCAGGCTTGGCCTTGCTGCTGAACCTGCCCGCCATTCTGCGGCTGCTGCGCCGATTGCGGCGGCAACTACGCCATAAGTGGCAGCCATCCAAACGCGAGGAATAGCGCATAGTTTCCGCCGTTGCAGCGGATGGCCGTTCAGATCGCATCCTAGCCGGTGACTGCTGCTTGCAAGACGCAAGAGGGCGAGAAGCTCGCGCCAACGGCCGACGGCGCCTGTCGCGCCCGACCGTCATCCATATCTCAGCGAAAAAGGAGGCCAGAATGGCCGACCAGCATTTCCGCGATCACAGCCCCAGCGGGCTGCACGGAACGCTTACCCTTGAGGTTCAGATGGTTCAGAATGTCACCGAGGGCACCATAGTGCACTTGGGGGATGGCCGCCGGCTTGCCCCTGGTGAAAGCCTCGAGGTACCTGGACCCTTGGCACGCGAACTGCGGACGAGGGGGCACTGTCGGTGATACGGCTGCTCGATCGCGACGCGTTTTCGGGCCTAACCACCTGGCACGAATACGATGCGGCAACGGACACGACCCTGCTGCATCATCGGCAGGACGTTGAGCCGCTACTCGATGCCTGCAAGCGCGACCACAATCACGCCGACCGTAAGCTGGGCGATGGCGCGCATGCTGCCTCCATCCCTTCATCAGTGCAGCTGAAGTGGTTGGTGGAAAGAGGCGTGAACGTACTCGATCCCGATCATCAGTCCGCCGTGGCGAAGCTGCTGGACGGTGAATACAAGCACCTTAAGCGGCTGCCGATCGTGCTGGGCGGCTACTGATGGCAGCTCCGACAACTTGGACCGAGTTGAAGGCGGAATTGCTGGCGGATTGCATGCGCGAGGATGATGAGGTCCTGATCGCCCGACTGCCATTTTTCATCGGCCGGGCGGAAGCACATCTCCAGCGCGAACTGCTCAGCCCTGAGCGAGAGGCGCGAGATACGCTGGTGTCCGCGTCAGGCGTGGCGGCGTTGCCGGAGGACTTCGGCGGGGTGAAGGCGGTGTGGAGCGAGGCGCCAGTCACCCGGGTGCTCGATGCGGTGACGCCCAGCGCCTTGCGTCAGCGCTATTCGGTCGCTGCCGTGGGCATTCCGCTGCACTTCTCCATTGAAGGCGAAATAATGCTGCTCGGGCCTACTCCGCCAGACGGGCATGCAATCGAGTTGACCTACATCGAGGGCGTTCCGACCCTTGGTCCTAAACGGGCCTGCAACTGGCTGCTGGCCGACCATCCGGACGTGTACGTACAGGCGTCGTTGGCCGAGCTCTATGAGTTCACCGAACATTTCGAGAAGGCGGACCGATGCCGTGCGAAACGGGACCAAACGACGGATAGCATAAATCGTGCGGCGCGGCGCCGCAAAACCAATTCGGGACCACTGGTAGCGTGTCCGGGCCTTCGACAGGCACCCGGCCGGCTAAAGGCATAGGAGCGAAAAGTGCACCATACTCGCTAGAGAGGGTCGACGCGACGGCATAGCAGTTCTTTGCTAAGGGAGCCCACTGCACAAATGCGCTAACACGCGGCGGAACCTGTTGCCATCCGTGCTGCAGTGCCGCAATCGATGCGCCGGTTCCCGTGGCAGGCCTCGTGGCTTGCTTCTTTTGCAGCTGGAGTGCTCGCCGTTGAGTAACGATCGTAAAGTCGCGCTAATTACCGAGGTCACGGGCCAAGACGGGGCATACCTGGCCCAGCTGCTGCTCGACAAAGGCTACGAAGTCCACGGCATCAAGCGGCAATCAACGCCGTGCAACACCGGTGGCATCGAGAACATCGACCAGGATCCGCACGACCCGGATAAGCGCTTCGTGCTCCACTATGGCGATCTGACGGATTCGACCAACCTGATCCGCATCGTCCAGGAAACGCGGCCGCACGAACTCTACAACCTGGCCGCGCAGAGCCATGTCGCGGTCTCGTTCGAATCGCCCGAATACACCGCCAACTC